GTAATCGGACCATAAAGTCTTCCTCCCTTTAGAAATACTTCTCCTGCAAAATCACCACCCAAAGGTCTTGCTCCAGGACCTACAGTAATTGCCTTTCCTGCAAATCCATCAGTTCTTCCTTCCACAATACCAACTTCAGGAATATTGAGTGCTGGTCCATCAGTAAATAATGTTCCAAAATTACAATAAACTTCTTCATCGGCACGATACTGTGTTAAATCAAGATAAACTCCAGGTTCAATTGTGGTTGTATTCGTATCAAAACCAGGTCGTCGAATTACATCTGGTTTTTTATTTTGTTTTCTTTCAACATCTAAAATTGGAAGATTTAATAAATCAATACGAATATTGTGTGGACCTGCCTTTAATTCTTTTCTTGTTGGTCGCACCGCATCATTAAAATTTCCAAGGTCAAATAATTGAATATTATCTACATATAATTTTGATACATTATCACACAGTCCTCTAAAAGTATATTCTCCATCGTATGGGAAATCTACATCCCAATCAAAAACAAAAAGTTTTCCTGCCTCATCACTTCCACTTACATTTGATGGTGGAACAGGTGAAATCGCATATAGATTCATAAAATCACTCCACCTAAAGTCTGTCACGACATATGGAATGTTATATTTTTTACCCTCAGCAGTAATTGATTTTGGTGGAGTTGATTTTGTCGTCCAAAATGGATTACTTGTTTTTAGAAGTGATTTTTGATAGGCATCAATCTCTTCACGAATAGGATCTTTGCCGACATTTGTATAAGTTTCAGGTTCCCAAGGACCTAAATCTTCACCATCAGGTCCCCAATTTCTACCATATCCGACAGTAGTGTCTGGACAGATTTCATAATCTTCAAAATCATTTTCGTCTTCAAATGTTACAAAGGTTTCTGAAAGTTCACCGAGTTCTGATGACAAAGTAGCACCACTACCATACTGACATTCATCAATTGCTCTTACTATAGGTGGATATCGATATCCAAACCCACCTGAAATCACATCAATGGCCAGAATCGCACCATCAATTCCTACGATTGCATTTGCCTGAGCACCAACACCATCACCACCAAAAAATTGAATTCTTGGTGGGACCTTCTCCACATTTTTTACGAGTCTGAATTCCACTACAAGTACTTGCAGAGGAAACAAGAACTTCTGGAGTCAGGGAATTAACTTCATTAATATTTAAATATTGAATTGAATTATTTGCATCTCTAAAAATAAAGGCAGTTCCAGGATTATCTTTTGCATAATTATTTGCCTCACAAATACTAACTTCCACAACATATCCCAAAATCGGATCAATAAGTCCGACTTTAATATCATCTTCTGAAACTTCTTTAAAAATCTGATCAATTAGTTGATTGATTCTTGTGTTTTTAGTNTCATATGATAAATTAAGAAATGANTCTTGAGTTGCCATTATTTAAAATTCTTACTTTTTTCTTTCATGTATCTATTTATNCATAGANCTNNATAATCCACAGGTTTATTTTCTGATGTCGGAGTTGCAAACNNAACTTCTTCTGGAGGAGTCACCGATACNGGATTTTGTGCAGATGCTGCAACAGCAGGAATTTTTGGTAACTGCGATTCTTCACTACCACCAGAACCCTCCTGTAAAGTATAATAATCTGATGCAGGACAACTTAATCCTAAATCACAACCAAAAATATTCACACTCAAATTTGTAAAGTTCATTGCAGCAGATAGACTTCCAGAAATTCCATTTACAATTCCAGAGATGTCCGAAATTGTTCCACTCACATCAGACAAAAGTGATTGAATGTCTTCTAAAAAATTAGATACACTATTCAGAGAAGTATCAATTCCCTCAACAATTTGTGGAAGATTGAGTGCAATCATTTGACCCGTTAAAATTTCCACAGAACAAATTGGAGTTACTGTAGTATATCCATTTTGAATAATGGTTTTTGTATCAAGTGTAGAATTTGATCCAGTTCCTGTCTGGTCGTTTAAAAATCCCTGAATCTGACCACAGAGTCCATTTGTAATTTTACTGAATAAACAATTAATTAATTCGGTAATTTTTTCACGAATATCAAAAAACTTAAATCTTAAGTTTGGTGGTATTGCATCAGTTGCTGCTGCAAGAGCAGAATTTATTTTTTTGAGAATATATTCTAAAATCTTATCAAAAATCATTTTCAGATATTTTGCAATGATACAAGCAACATCTGCAATTAGTTTTTGTATGTCACTAATAAGAGTTGAGGCAGCATCAACATAACTTTGTGCTGCTTGTAGAACACTATCAATTTTCTTTGTAAGATTATCTATTTCTGTCTGAATTGCTTTTAGTGCAGACCCAACCAAATCACAAGGATTTAAGATTACAATCTTTTCCAAATACATAGTATTTCTTTGCACATCAGCAACAGACATAAGATGTGGATTATCTGGTTGCTCAATCGTTGCTCCTGGTTGAGTAGGAGAAGTTGGAGATTGAGATTCTGCTGCTTCTGCTTTTGTTGCGGCAACTGTTCTTTCTCTAATTAATGCTTCTGTTGCTGCTGGAGATAAACCTCTTGCTGCTGCTTCTGCTCTTGCTGATTGTTGTGCAGCAAATTCTCTTTTTGTTGGCGTTCTTGATGGGTCTATACCATTAGGACCCAAAGTTGAACCAGATTTTGGACTTGCAGGAGTTGATCCAGGTTTTTTTGTTATAAGTCCATTAGCAGGGACCCTGATGTTAGGATCTGGGTCTTTTCCTTTTGCATATCCACTGAAAGGTTTAAATCTCTGTGGTTTAGTGCTCAGTGCTGTTTGAGTATTATTACCAAGAACTCCCATAATCACAGGAACTTGTTGATCGGCACCATCCAAGAAGAAACCAAATACAAAGTTTCCTTGACGAAGTGCCGATGTTGATCTAGCAAATGCTTGGCCTCCTCCTGCAGTAATCGGATACATTACCTGTGCCCAAGGAAGTTGATCCGAGGATATTGATTCTTCTTCTTGATCGTGAAGACCTATGATACTAACTTTATATCTTCTTCCCCATCCAGGAACATTATTTTTATCATCAAATTTACCAGAAACAATATTATCTCTCCAATAAGAATCATCGGCAATCTGTCCGATCCACCAATTAAAACTTGCTCCCAGAAATCCAGAGTTAAATAAAGTTCCTTCGGTCATTTGATGCTCATAGATATAATTTTTTGATTATGACTATTTAACAGGTTAAAATCAATCATTTGTGAAAGATCCGGTTTTACCAAGTGAATCACGAACCAAAGTTAATTTTGTATATCCACCCTTTAGTATATTAATATAGTGACAGAGGTCGGCAATCAAATAATTACCACCAAATTGTTTATTAAGTTCTTGAACATTTTTATTAGAAAGTTCTGGAGAATCTATAAAAATTATATCTCCTGCGTGTAAACTAAAATCTGCAGTAATCGTAATATTTGTCTTGGTATTGAACATTTGATTATATCTCATTACAGACTGATTTAAAATATTTTTTGGATCAAAGTTTTGTTCTGTAGATTTATTAATTTGTTGTTTTGAATCTCCTGTAGGTAGAGTTCCTTTATCAATTAACATATATTGTGTTCTTGAGTATTCTTGGTTTTGTCCTTCACGAATAAATCTTGGATTGAGTTTTGGAAGATTTTTTCCTGCAAGTTTAAGATTTTTTTCTGTTTNTTCAGCCTCTTTGGTGATTACNTCATAATAACAATTAAAAGGNTCAAAAAGAATTGTCCTTGTTGAATAAGTTCCCATTTGCAATTTTGATTGAATATCACCACTTACATCATCAACACTATGTTCTAAAATTTTTGCAGAATATCCAGAAGGAAGATTTTCACCCGCACTATCTGGAGTTTGATTATAAATGAAAGATTTCTTTTTTTCTTGACTTAATAACGAATCAATAGATTTAAATTTAAATCCCTCTGAAGTTTCATAGAAGAAATATCCTGCAGTATTTTGTTTTGCTCCCTGAAGAGATGGGATTGATTTTTTTGCTAGCCATAAAATAGAATAAAAAGGTCTTTTTTGATTTCCAATAAAATTATAAGTATTTTCTGTTGCCTCAATATCCAATTTCTTTTCTGTTCCCAAATATTTTTTATCTGTTAAAATTTTTTTGACGTGTTCTGAAATTTTACCATCGAATCTTTGATTTACCTTTGTTTTATAGTTAATAATCCCCTCTTCTGAAACCAAATCAAGAGTTACCACAGATTTTGTTGTGTCTTGTCCAACAGGAACAATTTGAGTTACAAACTGCTCAAACTCAAGTTTTATATCATTACCATCTGTGATTTTAATTTTAACGGATTCTGTTCCCTGAAGTGGAAGTCCTTCAATTAATGTTTGTGTAGTTTGACCTTTTTGAATTGTTTTTCCAGTATCCACATAAATGATATTTGTGCGAATTGATGGTTCAAGAATACTTTCATAATAATAAATGTCCGTAATTAAATCTACAATATCTTTTTGATCACCACCAGTATTTGACTCAATGATACATTGAGCAATGTTGACTTCTCTGACTTGTCTTAATACAGTTTTTTCTGATGCCATTTGATTAATGTCTGTTATGCATTTGCATATTGAGTATCATATGTTGTATCTATACTGGATGAACGACTCATACCACCAATTGAACCAGAATTTCCTGTTGGAATTGGTATTGGAATCATTTGAGGATTATTCATTACAATCACCGTCTGCTCTGCA